CTAAACTGTTGCCGTCTACATCATAAATTATTTCTGTTGTTTTAATGCTGTCAATTTTTAAATAACCACGTGATACAACATTACGGGTTGGTGTGTATCCTAAAAATTCTGCAATGCGGAGTGCACTGTCTCTACGCTCTGCAGTACTTAAATAATTCTCACGTGAGTTTAGATCATTACGGAACGCCAAGTTATGACCTAAAAATGCCATCAGTTCTAGTAAACTTGTAAATTCGCTTGAGCTAATCCAGTCATTAAAGTTTTCTGGATAGTTGGTGTCAATGTATTCTACCATTGCATTTTTAATAGTGTCAAAATCATATGCTTGAAAGTCTGCTTGTGCAAAACTTTCATATACTACACTAAAATCTTCTGCCGCAAATAAACTGCTCTGTCTTGCGCCCTGTGCCATTATTCCGCCTCACTTGTATAAGTTAGATATAGTTCTTCTGCTGTGCCAGTATCATTATAAATTACACGTACTCGTATATCAAGCTGATGATCTACTGGTTTAGATAATTGCAGACTTACAAAGTTCCATCTTGGATCACTATTAATAATACGTTCAACATCTTCTTGTGCAAGTGTTTCTGTTCTTACGTCTAAAGGATCAAAAACTAAATCATGCAAAATAGACCCAAACGTTGGGTTCATTACTCTTTCGCCTTGTCGAGTATAGAAATGATTTAGCAGGTCACGCAAAGCTAAATCTTTGTCAGTGAGTACTGCATTTATTGTATTTCTGTTAATTGTGCTATATCCAACATATGTTACCATAATAATATTTATCGCAAAATTAACTACTACTTTTTAAATTTTAAAGGTAAAACGTATAATATCGCCTTCTTTTAACTCTTTTACTATAGTAACTACATTATTAACAATTGTAAAGTCAAAGTAGTGTTGAATTTGTACTCCATTTAATTCTACTTTAAGTTTTTCAACTGGTTCCATGCTAGGAGTTTGTGAAAGTGTAAAGACTTTTGAATCAGAAAATGTGAAGTTTTCTACAGTTATAGTTTTTTCATATTCTTTAGCAATACCACGCTTGATACCTTCCGGAGTTTTAGGCAAAAACTTTAATGTTTCAGCATAATATGCAAATCTTGCACGTGCAAGTTGTTCTACTGACAAGGTTCCTAGTTCATTTTTATCACGCATTTCAAAAATGCCAGTCTGTCTCATCCAACTTCTTGTTTTATATTTTCCATAGTCAGCAAGTTTAATAATACTAGCAGCACGAATACAAAATGGTGAATTGAAGTTACTTCTTTTAATAATACTTGCTACTATATCCCAGTCTTTGTTGGCAATATATTCTCTGATTTCGTAATTTTTCTCTGGTGCAGTAACAGTTAAAATATCACCGTTAATAATAAAATATAGTAACAGCCCATCAAACGTACATTGTGATATTTCTAATATACCAATTGCTTTTAACTGCTTGATAAAAATTCGCTGATTTCTTTGAAAATCAGAAATCCAAATATCATATGCTTCTTGTTCAGTAATACCACGACTAACTTCACTAACATCGTAAGCGTATGTATTATATCCACTGTAGCGTGACATGTTAAGTGTTACTAGTTCTAATGTTTCACTAGCACTAATATTGTCAATACCTATTAAGGTATCAACAGAGTTTTGGTCTTTAACAACAAAATCTGTCCAATCAGTAAGATACTTATTTTCTATCATACGTCTCTACTCCAGCGTTGGTTAAATTTATCATTTTGTTCAGGGCCAGCCCCAGAAGCGGCTACACCAGAACCAGAAGCGGCTACACCAGAACCAGAAACAGCCACACCAGAACCCGAAACAGCTACACCAGAACCCGAAACAGCTTGGCCTGTTTTTCGGCGTCTGCCCCCACGTCCATTTTGCGGACCAAATGTTAATGCTTCAGTATCTTCTTCTGGCACACTAAGTGTTGATCCCACATTAGAAACATCGTAATCTTTAGCTGTAGTTTGTGCACTAGCTGGTGCTTGTGCTGCGACCTGTGTATCTGCTTGTACAGTATGCCCACCCCAGGGCTCATGTTCTGGAACACGTGGGTTAATACTTTCTTTAACTGTTCTGTTTGCTGCTAAACTTCCACTTGTTGGGCCAACTGCGCCAAGTGCCGTTGGACCGTTCAAGTCTAATATACCATCTGTACTAATGCGTCCATAACCAGTTGCTTTTAACTGTAAGTTTAAATCAGTTGTAAAGCGTATGTCTTTGTTTGACTTAAATTGCATTGGGCCAGTTGCTGTCTCAGCTTGTATACCTGCTGCACCACGTGCTTTAATATTAAATGTATCAGCATCTAAGTTAATATCGCCTCCGGCATATAAATTAAAATCTTGTTCTGTGTGGTAGCTGATACTTCCTTGTGCATAAATGTCAACATTGCCATTAGAGTCCATTTGTATCCAACTACTACCATTTTGATTGTTAATATAAACAATGCCTTCAGTATCATTGAATAACATTTGTGCTCCACCAGCACTGCGTAATCTCATTAAGTTGCTTTGACCTTCTTTTCGTGACTGGTCAGGAACGTAGTTTTCGCCTTCTTTATATGCAACTGTGCCGTCATCCATAACAAAACTATGACCGCCTGGCGTTAAAAACCCTGCTACATTAGTTGGTGATTCACGACGTGATCCACTACTGCCAATACCACGTGCAGGATCTAAACCAAGACCCTGTGCTGCAACTGCATTTGCAACCGGATGTCTTGGTCGAATATTTTGATCTTGATCAGCACCTGGATCTATACTAGCCCCAATACCTTGTTCGCCTTCAATTTGGCTTGCAGGTAATCCTGGTACACTACTATTTCTTCCAGTTTGTGGTAGTACTCCTAATAAAAACCCAACAGAGTCGTTACCAGTAAACCCAACTAGTACTTCAGTACCCGGTCCTGGTGGAGGGAAACATGAACCATATGAAACAGTTGTGTCCCTTCCTGTAACAGTACCACCAAAAGGAGACACTGTTCTTACTTTTTGAAACTGATGCCTTTGCTCTCTAGTATCACGCTCCCCAAATGTTTGTTGTCCTACAAGTTCTACATATATGGCTTGGTCGTAATCACCAGACGCAACATCAACTACTTTTGCTAAAAATATGCCATTGGCCATCATAAACCCAGAGCGATCACCACTGTGATAAACTGCTGGTACACCCAATGAGTCTCTGTTACTACCTGTAAATTTATTTGCCTCTTTTGACATTATGATTCCTTAACTATTAACTATTATACATATTAACTAACCAAGCAGGCGGTGCATGGCCAGAAGTTTTACCACTGCCTCCCCAATATGGACCGGCATTTGGATCAGATGCTGCACTTGAAAATCCTGGCGTTCTTGCAATATCATAATGGAATGCAGTTCCGCTCATATAAAGTTCACTTCCTGATCCATACGCTGGGTTACCAATACCAACACTTGGAACAAGTCCTGCTGCACGTGTAGCTACAAGATATGCATTTGTGTAAGTTTGAATTATTGCAAGATCAGCTGGGTTTTCAACACTTAGCAATCTACCGTTGCTAAACAATTGAACATCTGCAGCACTGCCATTGTGTCTACCACTTGGGTTGCTACCGCCACTTCTAACCCCACTGGTCACAACTGCAGTTACTCCTGCTTCTGCTGCAGCAGATTGAAGTGCTGAAGTGAGTTGCGAATTGAGACCAGCAGTATCACCACCTACACTACCATTGTCGCCACCAGTTGAGCTTCCTGGTAAAACTTCTGAGTTATCAGTTGGTATTGGATCACCATTCACATCGTCTATTCCGTCACCATCACTGTCTATATAATTTTGTTGTAAGTTTCTTGCCCCTTGGTTTTGCACCCTACCAGACAACAATTGTTCTATCAACATAGGAACATTAGTGTTTACGTCTCTAAAACTTGTTAATGATTGCTTAAATTCACCATTTGTATACATTGATTGAACTGTTAAAACACGGAACAATGCAGTAATAGTAAAGTTTTCAAAGTTCTGGTTCATAAACCCATCTTCGCCTTCGTAAGTTGGGAAACGTACATGTAAGAAATAACCAATACCACCTTCACTGTAGTTTGCTTGATTTGAGTTAGTTACACTAGCACCTCTAGGCTTTCCTAACCAATAAGGATCTCCACGTATATCAATACGCTGTTCTACCATACTTTCAACAGCGTTTAAATTAAGCTCTAATGCACCTAACATTGCAGTTCCGACATTGTCAGTTAAATCTGCACCAGATGCTGCTAAACTATCACTTACACTTCTGTAATCAAAATTCATTGACTTTGCAATGCTATCTATATACGATGATCCTGCAAAAACATCAGACTGAGTAATATATTGTTTTGCACTTGGACTTAGTGAATTTTGTGTATTACGTGACAACTCTGCTAATTCTCTTGTTGCATCTTCAGCAGAGGTTGTTGTATCAAATTGCTGCCTTCTTAATTGTGCAATTGTAAATTCTGTGGCTTGTCTTTCTTGTTCTAAAGCATTTAGGGCATCAGGGGTAACTCCACGGTTCCTAAACAGTGCTTGGCGTTCTCTATCAATTTCTTCCAAACGTCTGTTAAGACTAGATATTTGCTCACGTACAGATTGGAATGAATTTTTAGCTCTAACAGCATTTTGCTCTGCAGTAGTCAAACCATCAAAATAACTTCCTTGTCCTTGAACTGCACCACCGTTAATTGGCTGTAATGAATAAAATGTATTATTGAATGTTAAGTCAAGATTTAAAACCTCGGTGTTTAACCCAGTGTATGTATAATCAAAACGTTTCTTTAAAAGACCGTTACGTAATATATTATCCATTCGCAATGTTTGTAATCTAGTGTCTGTGTTTAGTTCACTGAAACTAACTGGGTCATGGATGCCTTCTATTGTAATAAAAGGAGTTATATTATACACGATTTCTTTTTGATATTGTCTTGACAGTGCATCAAATTTTCTATACAGTACTTCTGTACTAAAACTAAACCATCTCATCATCTCGGCTAGTTTTGGTGCTTCTGCAGTTCCTGTGTCAGGATTTTCTTTTGCAAACTGGCCATTGTGTAAAGGTACTCTTTTGAAATTTCGAGTTTGTAATATTGCTGCAGCAATTGCTGCAGTCATACCTGTACCTGCTTTTAAGTTAAACGTCACTGTGCCGCCTGATGCTGTCACACTTATGTTTCTAGATTCATTTAGTTGTTCCCCAACAACACCATCAAACTCCCAACTTAGCCATTCTTCTGCATCACCTTGTGCGCCAAAAGTATATAAAGTTGGATAAAGTTTGCTAAGTGTTAGTGAGGTTTGTTTTACGGTTTCATCATTTACTTTTTGTTCAAAGTCTGTTAAAAAATCTCCAAAGTTAGAAGCAGTAACAGTTATGTCTGATCGTAAATGGTATTCCAATCTGTTGTATGCTTCTTGATGTGTTTCTACAAATGCAACTTGATAGGAGGTAGCACTATCCATGTGTTTGGTTTGAAAATTAGTAATTGTTGTCATATAATAATAAGGACCAACAATCTCATCTACTGGTGTGCCATCTTGGTGCCATCCACGGAAATTTAACTCCAGCAAATAACAGGCTTCAAGATGATTTTTTATGTCTAAATCTTGTGCAGCTAAAACAATTCGATTAAACAATGTAAATCCTTTTGCTTCTAGTAATGAAATGTCAAAAGTATTAGCTACACTGTTTCTATTATCACGTACAAATGTAAGTGTATTGGACTGTATTACAGTTTCAATACTAATTTCATTTTCAACACCGCTTTCGGCAATTGTTACATATGTGTTTCTAGCTAAGTTTTCTTCAAAGTCTTGTGCTGTTTGCGGATGCACCATGTGTATGGCCCAACTGTAGGTATAAGAGTCAAATTGATTTAAAACATTATCTTCATAAAAACTTTGGCCGCCGCCCCTGTTAAATCTTTCTTCTACATCTGTTAGCTCACGTGCTTCTTCTGGTGTTTCAACAGACGGAGTTTCTGGCTCTGGTGTAAAATCTTCACTAGGTATAACTTCATTTTCACCATTATCCCAGTTTAACATGTTTGTTTGGCGATCTGCACGCCACTGTGCAATACCCCAGGCTCCTAAATTACCACCCGCTGGATTAAATGCGTTTGGATCTAGATTCCTGCCGCTTTCTGCCATTAAGTTTCCAACAATCCCGGCAGCTTGGTTTGGTGTGTATCCTCGACTTACTAGGTAATTGTATGATGTAGCTACGTTAGGGCTAATAGAAGACAGTGTTCCGTTAGTTGCTGCCTGTCTAACTTCTGTTGCATTGTTTATTCTTCTGTTAAGTGCAGAACCGCCACTTCTTTCGTAACGCTGTTCAAATGCTATTGCAGCGTCACGTGAACTCATGTTTGGGTTTAGGTAATCATTAACGTTTCCGCCATTACCTGTTCCCATTTCATTAACGAGAAACCCAAGTTGTGCTTCAAGGGATGGTGCTCCGTCTTTAGTTTGAACCATTAACTAACTCCAGTAGCTATTTTCTTGCTAGGGACATTAATAATAGTTCCTGCAACAAAATCATTTATTGGATCCTTTAAAATGTCTCTGTTATAGTGTACAAATATCCACCAATATCTGGCATTGCCGTACATATCAAATGCTAATAGGTCAGGACGTCTATTATACCTGTTGCCTACTCGAATTTTTTTAGTTTCTTGACTTAAATTGTCTATTGTAATTTTAGGAGAATAAACATCTAAGTATTTTCTATTCATTTTTGTTGCTGAATAATTACTAGAGTCTTTATAGGCTGTCATTAAATAAATCCTCCCTGATATAAATTACCATTTACAAAAGCAGTTTTACTAAATTGTTGTTTTTGTTTTGCAGGATTTACAGTTACTAGCAGATCTAATGCAACAGTTTGTACTGCTGGTAGTGCAGCACCTTCATGCTCAACTAAATCAGTGTCACTTTGATAGGGTATACTAACATTTCCAACAACAACTGGTACTTGGTTAAATTGTGTTTCTCCGAATGCGCTGAAACTTAGTACAGGCGGTGGAGTACCTGCTGTTGGTGTTTGTGGTACATCGCCCAAACCATAAAACATTTTAGTTACACTGCGTAAAAAGTGTATTACACCTTGTGTATATCTGTGTTCTTCTGCAGTTACGTTACTAAACTGTGCAGTAATCTGTAGTGTAGGACTAGGAGTACTTGCATATGCATACGTTGTATAGTTTGTGTGTGTTAAGTTGTACGGAGTGTAATTTACACTTTGGTTGTAAACAATATCTGGCTGGTTAGGAAAAACTATTCCTTGTGTAGGTGTAAGCGCAACTGCAGGGCCTCCAAAATAAAAGCCACTACTTCCACGTACTGTTAACCTTGCTCGTTTATTGTCACTTACCGACATTTAATTTGTCCTTAACAAAATCATATATTTCTGGATTAAAATTACCAAAAAAATCTTCAAATGCTTCTTGCTTTTGCTTTTCAGTTAATCCTGGCATACGCATAGCATTACGGAATGTAGTTGCACTGCGTCCGTCATCTTCAACAGGCACAGTATAAATGTATCCTGCTTCGTCACTTGACAACAATTGTTCACCATCACTATACATTTTAAAATAGTTTCCTGGTTGGAGTCTACCAGCGTCTTTTTCGCTAAACACAACTATTAGTGCTGTGTTATTTGGGTCTCTGCCAGCAGCAGAAACATCTGGTCTATAAGGCATAGTATTAATAATGTTTGATCCTGGTATACCAAACATTTTTTGCATTAACATTTTCTTTTCATCAAAAGTAAAAGGGTCTTTTTCTGGTGTTGCATTCTTACCAACCATAGTAGCGATAAATACGTTATCACTACCAAACTTGCGTACAAGGTTCATATACACTTTATTGTGTCCACTGTGCATAGGTTGAAACCTACCGCCATAAAACACGGCGATATTATTTGCAGGTGCTTCGATAAGTTGTGAGTATCTCATAGTAGTCTCCTATATGACTATTTATTGTTTTGTAAAGTGCTATTTTAATGTTGACATTTTATTTGACAATGTTATAATATAAAAGATTTAAAGGAATTTTTAATGAGGAAACAAAATTATCTAAACAATAAAGATATGCTAAAAGAAATACACAAAAGCAAAATGACATATTGTTACTTGCTAGATGATGAATATTCTAGATTTGACATCATTGTAGAAGACTACCAGGATATTTTTGATCCTGCAGTTGTTCAACAAGCAAAAGAAAATAGAGCACACCAATTAAGCAGTGAAGGTTACGAACGTTCATACAGAGAATGGCAAGAAAACGGAAGAAAAGCTAAAGATAAACCTAAACAGGCTGACTCACGTGTTAGCCCAGACGATATTGATCCAAATACACTTATATATCGTGTTATGACTTTTGAGCACGTTCCTGAAGAACCTAAAAGAAAAACTAACCCAAAGTCTGAAGCTGACTTACATGCAAAAACTAACTTTCCGCCATTCAAGCATTATGCAACACACAGTGGTGAAATGCGTGAAGTAGTTCGTAGCCATTGGGAAGGTGGTCTAGACAATGGTAAATTTAATACACAGCATGGAAAAACAACAAATGAACTTGCAAAAATGTATATCAAACTGTGTGAGCGTTATAGTATGCGTAGTAACTGGAGAGGTTATACATATGTAGATGAAATGCGCAGTCATGCACTGCTTCAACTAAGTCAAATTGGCTTAAAATTTAACGAAGCAAAGAGCCAAAACCCATTTGCATATTACACCGCCGTTGTAACTAATAGTTTTACAAGAATACTAAACTTGGAAAAACGTAACCAAAACATTAGAGATGACTTGTTACAAGAAAATGGATTTAATCCTAGTTTTAGTAGACAACTTGATCATGAAGCTGCTGAAAAAGCTAAGTGGGATGAGCAAATGGAAAAAGAACGTAAAGAAGCAACTGGGTCTAATTTCTAGTTGACTTATCAACAGGTTAGTTATATTCTGAACTTATGACATTTTTTAATCGAGCCGCCTGTTTTACAGACATTCACTTTGGCAACAAAAATAATA